TATCCGTAGTGAGGTTAAATTGGCTACCACTACCCGTGTTGCGGTTCATATTGACAAGCTGCCAATCGATAGTCGTACTCGCATCGTAGAGGTATCCCTCGAAGCGATGCGCCCAGAGATACAATTGATCAAATGGGGAGGAGGTAACAAACGAACCTCCGAAGGTGATCCCGTACTTTGCCTCAATAGCTTCAAGGAGTTTTGTCACCTTGATGGCTGGTTTGACCTCATTGTACTTGATTCCGTGATGGTGTCCAGCGTGTCCTGTGACAAACTGAATGTCATCCTCGTGGCGTGGGTCGCTTGAACTTGATACGTTGTACACCCAATTCCGCACCGGACTCATCAATGGGTAAAACACATCTCCGCTAAATAGAGCATTCTGGTCGAACCCCGATTGGATGGTAGCCCCATCGTAGGTGTGATCATACGAACTTAAATCCAAGTCGTAGAGATAGTCCTCCCCGAATAGGTCTGTTAGGTTTACCAAATCCCCATAGAAGGAAAGCGTATAAGCGTATGGCTCTGTGCCTTTCAGTTGTACCGACTCTAATTGTACCACCCCCGTGCGAAATGGGAGTGAGTTTATTTCGATTCTTGCTGAAGGGCGTAAACGGAAGTCAAAGGAGTTAGCCGTTGACGTGGAGGCATAAGAGCCTCCAAGTGCATCCAATGCGCTAATGCAACAAGCCCCAGCTTCCACAACACCCCCCGCAGTAAGTACCCTTGCGTTGTATCCATTGAAAAGCGTTTGACCGCTAATGGTTCGGCTGGTGGTGATGCGTGAGGATTCTACATCCGTTCGGTAATACTGACCAAGCACCTCGTTGTTGTACCCACTTGCGGGTACTGTAAACGATTGGGTGAAGTCAGTAAAGACCTTCGATATGTCCTGTACGTTTTGGATGTTGAGGTTGATGGTGATGTCCTCATCCTGGAAAAGGTCAAGACGGTAGTCACCAACGTAGATGTCTACTTGGTTCATCGGATGAGGCTTCTCTCGTTAAACGCAATGTCAAAGGTTAGGGTGTAGTTGATGACCTTTTGGTTGACTGCTTTTTGGTAGTCGATGCTACCACGCTGGGGTTGTGCTGCAACCCAGCTTCCGTCAATCAAGATAGCCGTTGTCTCACTCATAAGAATGTCCTCCATCACATCGGCATAGTCCTCATCTACCCATCCCGTGTTCATCGTGATGGTATTCTTGCTATTGACGTTGAAGGATTGATATTGCGCCTCTTGCAAAGAGGGCGCGGTGAATCCATCTTGGTAGATGCTACGTCTATATTGGTCAGCCGTGAAATTTCCTTGCTCGGTGCTTACCTTAAAGAAAGTGATGAAGTCGGCAACCCCGTATCGGTTTACGAAGGCCACTTGATACGGAGTGTATTTTGGTTCGCACACCAGATAGTATCTCACTCGCTCAATCTCCGTACCTCCCGTGTCCTTTAAAACTACATCATACCAATCCCCATCGCTATGGGTACTTGGCTTAATAAGGCTATCAAGTCCTGCGTTGTTTTCAAGATTCGCAGCACCTACCCCTGCATAAATTACAAGGTCTTGCGTATCTCCGCTTCCAGAGCTTGGAGGAAGGTATGACGTTCCGTCCGTATCGTATAGGGTATCCGAATCTCCGTTGTTCCATACAATCTCAATAGACCCCAAGTCATTAGCCACGCTATTGTAGATAGCAAGGCTCTCGTAGTTTGAAGATAGCACTTGTCGGTCTCGGCCTACGGCAAGAACCGCAGCCGTAATTGCGGGGTTGGTGGGGTTCATTTTATCTGCCCAGCCTTGTGTAGATAAAAAAGCAACTGATGCAATCAAACCACTTGCGGGAGGGAATAAGCCATCGTCTACGTATACCCAATCGCTTCCATCTGCATCAACCCAAACGGCTTCCCCTATTGGGCTTTGCTCAAAAAAGATAGTATCGTAAATACCAAAGTCGTGTAGGAACTCCGAGCGTATTAAATCGGATACCTCAAAATTGATTACCTCATCAATGGAATAGGACTTGCTCAACTGATAGTTGTAAGCAGACGGGGGGCTTGAAGAAGCCCCTGCCCAAATCTTGAGTTTCAAGTTCATTGACCTCAACTCGTCAAGCGAAAGCGCATTGTTCTTTGCCGTATAGAAAATAGGGCTACGCGCCATTTTCAAAGAGGTCGGTTGAGATAGGGTTGGTGTACTCATTTAATTTCTTTAATAGAGTTGTCTAAAGTGTATCGTAAAAAGTCAACGGCATCCAATTCAAACGGCTCAAGGATTTGTCTTGGGAGTTGCTCAAAGGCTATTCGGAATGGCGTTTGGAAGAAGTAAGTAGGGGCAATGCCCTTCTGTTTAATCTTGCGGTTGATGAGAAATGCCAACGAGTCAACCCTTGCATCTGTTGCCTTGACAAACTTGCCCGTTTTTAAATCTCTTAACTTGATAGGTTTCTGGCGTATCCAAGCCTTCAAAGCATCGGGAGGTATGCCCTTGCCGGGCTTTCTCCCTTGATCTACATATTTTCCGTATGTGTTCCAAGCATCGTTGTTCTCAAAGAACTTTAGTCCGATTGAGTTCTCCATCGTCTTAAGGCTATACGAGCCAGGAAGGGATTCCCTCAATCTTCCAGATGAGTCAGTTCTTCGCTTCTTGCCGTCAACGGTACGATATGCCCCAAGCTCTAACTGCGCTTGTTGCAACACCCTTTTGGCGAAAGCCTCAAGGTAGGCGTTTGTATTCTCCCAAAGCATCAGCAAGTAGAGATTTCGGTGTTGGCAGTAACCACGTCAAAGGTGCAGTTCCATCCCGCCAAGAGGTTTTCAAAGCGATCTTGGAAGGGTAGGCATTGGGGAGTGCCTTCCAACTGATACTTGTCGAAGTGTAGATTCCCTTTTTCCAAAGCCTTCACTACCGCGTTGCAAACTGCAAGTTGGGTGTTGAGTATGTCTTGTAGGTTGTTCGTGCCATAGAACGGCTCTTGTTGGTCTCTTACGTCCTCTTTGGTTTCATCTACCACATCCAAAGCAACCACCGATATATTGAAGCGGATCACCTGCCCTGCAATCGTGGCAGAGTTGACCATTATGTGGGAGAGGGGGAAGATGCTTTGCTTATTGAGGTCTACGTCAAAAATATCCCCATAGGTGACTACGTTGACTTGGGAGTGTGCCTCAAGCACCTCTTTAATCTTCTCCAATACCAGATAGAAATTTCTCATCGTCTTATGCTATTTTTTAGAATCTTGTTTTCGGTTTCTATTTTGTCTTTTTCGAAGGTGAGGTAGGTGAGGGCGAAGGCCGCGTTGAGCCTGGATACATCATCAAATCGGGTAGCATCGCCTTGAGCAAGTGTATAGAATAAGGGAAACCAGCCCCAGCGGTGGGAGAATTGCGATTCGCTTGTGAGTTGCTCCGTATCTCCTTCTCCAAATATGTCAGGAAAGTTTTTGATAAATCCATCCCTAAAGCGCAAAAAAAAACAACCGCACCCATCACTATGTCCAATGGCATCTTACGCATTAGCTCGGCTTGTAGAGCATCCGCATCGTAGTCCTTGATGCGATACCTCTTGCCCATCTTTTGCACGATAGGGCGGTATAGAACCGCCATCGTTTCATTCATCTTCTGCCAATCGCTGATGGTGGTTTCAATATCGTGTAACTCTCCGAATGTTATCTCCTCAAGGTTGGGAATGAATCCGTACTCCACTCCGTCCATTTTGAAGGTCATTTGAAATTCCGGGCGTTCTGAAAATGCTTTGAGGAGAGTTTCGTTGATCTTGGTAATGGAAGCCATTTTCATTTTTTTGATGACATCCATTTTGATGTTGCAGAAAATCTCTACCATCTTGCGCCCTAAGAAATCATCATCTCCTTCCAATTTTTGAAAGTGCTGATATTGACCCAATGTCAATTCCTTTAGTCGATTTGGTACGATTACATTCATCTCTAATTAAATAACTTTTGTTTCCTATCGTATAGCATACCGCCCATAGTTCGGACGGCTCATACGATTAAAGGTAGCATATCTCGTGGCATCAATCCCGTGGTTGAAATTGTCAACCGGGCGATTCAGTAGATTGCCATTCTTGTCCTCCTGCCATTTGTAGTTCTGAAATTCCTTGATCAGATTCGGGGAGTTCTTCGTTACGAATATCTTATATCGCTTGAGGATATCAATCCCTGCCATAATAGAGTCATTTCCCTTGGCTGTTGGTTTTACATTCCAACCCATCCGATGCAGTTCCTCGATGCTCTTCGGTTCTGCGCTATCTGCCCAGATCTCGTCATAGCGAGTGAGTCCTAATTCCTGGAACTTGTCCGAGATATCCCGATTCGTGAGATTCGTATGGTAGAGTAATTCCTCAATGTATAGATTCCCATCCTCTTCCGTTACCCGGACTAAAGCCGTAGGGTCATTCGTGAAACCAAAGTCCATCCCCATAGCAATGACCTTTCCCTTTGCCTCTTCTGCAATATGGAATTGGAAGATTGTTGCTCTCGATGCACCTCTCTCTCCCAATCCGTAGATTCTCCAATAGTCCTCATCCGTATCCTTCAATCGGGTGATCTCCTGCCGGATGGTCTCATCCAGGAAGGGGTTATCCAGGTAGGTCGTTTGGAAAAACTCTGCATCATCCCTGGGGATCACCTTGTCGTAAATCCAATGGAAGGTGTCAGATGGGTTGTAGTCAAGGATGATCTTCCCATCCGTTCGGAAAATAAGTTGTTGCCAGTCCTCGAAGAATAGTTCATTAGCTTCGTTGATGTAGAGGAGATTTCTTTTTCTTCCTCGGATCTTGTCCGGCTGATCAATCGAGATGAATTCAATCAAATTTCCATTGAGGTAGTATTCACTCGATGACTTATTGTGATACTCCTCTCGGTAGAGATCGTGATTCCGGAGGATTTCAAAAAAATCCCTCATCACCGATGCCCGGAGAGAGGGGAATGTCTTTCGGCAGATCGTGATGGTTTGCCCCTTATTATTTCGGGTGTAGTAAAATATGATCCATAGCAAGATGTTATAAGTCTTGCCGGATCTCGTTCCACCTTGTTCAACCGTGATCCTCTTTTCAGACCGGAGAAGGTGTCCGAATACCTTATTCGTTTTCAGTTCCCTCGCCAAGTATCTGAATGTTGAAGAGGTTATCGCCCGTGTTATGGATTTCTTGTCTTTCTACATATCCCCGGCTCTTTCCTTTTGTTTTCAGAAAAAAGATAGTAGCCGTTGAATTTCCATCTTTGATTTGCTTATGCAGTTGGCTCTCGGCAAAATCAATCGCAACGTCTGATATATCATTCACCGCTTTCTTGTATTCGGGATCCGTATCCATCCATAGGTAGTGTGTCGTTCTTCCGATACCCACGGACTTGCAAGCAGCCGTTACAACCCCCAAGGATTTTTCCAATGCATCGAGCATTGCCTTTTTATGTTGTTCAGTTTTGTCCATCTTATACCCCTTTTATCGGCACTTTCATAACCGGGTTGAAATCAAAGCTCCTTTTTGATCCTTTATCTCTTTTGATGATATCCTTTCCCCACTTTTTCTGCAAGGCAAAGAATTGCTGTTTTTCTCTTTTTAGATTTCGGTATGTTGCACATCCCCCCTCTTGTTCCGCTTGTTTCACGTCATAATGAGCAAAGTTCGCTCTCAAGCATCCTCCGTATCTATGGATATGTTGTAAGCTAATATCATAGTCCTCCTTTAGGGGTAGGTTTTCATCATATCGGATCTCGCTTGACTTTAGGTGCGCTTGGAATGGTCCTCCTATGTACTGAATCATTCCAAAGGGAGTATACTCTCTATACGCTCCTTTGTCCGTAACGCAGTTCAATCCCCAAAAGTGGAATCCCATCTCCTTCGTGATCATCGCCATATTTTCCGAGAATTCCCGGAGGTCATTCATATTGAACTTGATTTGTACCTGCTCTTCCCATCTTCCGATTTTTGAGCAGTCATCATCCAGGATTACAATGCAGTCCGCATCCTCGAATAGGTTATCCAAAATCCAATTCCTAACCCTACAAAGATTTCCCTGGGCAGAGTCTGGGCATACCACTACATCGTTGCCATTGGCTATGTATTGATCCGCCTCGCTCTCCCTAACCACTAACTGCACCTCCGGGTAATGTATTTGGGTGATGCTCTTTTCGGGTCTCTTATATGATGGGGAGAAGAATTTAATTTTCATTTGTTAGCCTGTTGATTGCTTCGACTCCGTTGATCACTCTCCCGATCCCTTGACTCCAGGGTTTTCCGTTGGCTCTCTTTGCAGTTTCAGTTTTTAAACCGAACAAAGTTTTTGCTTGAATCCAATCGATGTCCGTATCAAATTTCAAAATGAGGTAATTGCTCTGGGTATCTAATTCCGTAGCGAAGGGCTTCTCGCTTTGCTCATTCAACGGGTTTCCCATCTCTTCGATATCATCTTCCGTATATGGAACATCCAATCCCCATTCGTTCAAACTATCTACATCCCATTCATTAGCCAGGATCTCCCAATCCCACTCGCCAAATGATGAGTTGTCTTTGATGATGAATTCGGCCTCTTGCTCCGCAGATAGGTTATCCGCTACCAGGATAGGCACTTCCTTGAGTCCAGCTTCAATACAAGCCTTTAAACGCATATTACCTCCAAGTACGACCATATCCTTGTCCACTACAATAGGGCGTAAGTCAAGCATTTCCGGGAATTCCTGGATGCTCTTCACTAACTTTTTGAATTTCTCATTCCGGATGATCCTGGGATTCTTTGGATTGCTCCGGACTTTTTGAATGTCTACCTTCATCTCTTAAATAACTTGTTTTCGTGAATATCTTGTAGCCACTCCTTGTATTTTTTGATATCCCCATACCGAACGTGGCAATCTCGGCAAAGAGCCATTAAGTTTTCGATGTGATCGGCTTTCTTGTTTCCTCCCATCCCTCTCGCCTCTATGTGATGGATATCGACTGCTCGTCCGTTGCAAACCTCACAAGGGATGAAGTCCGTTTGATCGTAACCCATCCCTTGCAAATAAATCTTCGTATGCTTTTTCATAAATGCATCTCGCTCTTCCTTACTATCGTGATTCCCCACCAGAGCCATCCGAAAGATACGGCTCTTTTGCAGATTAACGAATCATAACAGATCGTTACGAATGGGATCGTCTGAATGCTACCCACATATTTAAAAGTTTCAATAGTCATAGTTCATACATTTTGACGTTAATGGTATAGGCTGAACTCTGGCAATCTCTTGCGAATATCAGCGCATCTCTTTTCTCTTTGAACGTCCTACGAGCATTGAGTAGCCAGGTGGCATCATCAAGGAATCTGTCATAGATAATTACATAACTCATTTCTCTTTGGTGTTAAAGGTTTCGTTGTATACATCCTCAACGCTCGGATGCTCTTTGGGAATGCTATCCAAGTAGCGTTCAGCAAACTTGCACATCACTTCTTTCTCTTTCTCAAGCATTTCT